GAGGCCGCAAGGGCAAGCGTGGTGGCTCAGGCGGTCAATTCGGGGACGTTGTGCGGGTTTTTATGGGCATTGACCTATCCGTCAATAATCGGTTGATTATCTATTCTGCCGTTCAGGAATGGGGCAACGTCAGCAACCCAGCGCAGCCCTACATGAGACCCGCGTTTGATGCTGAAAAATTTAGATATGTTGACCGTCTGAGTGAGGAATTGTCGATTGACATCGGCAAGGCGATTGGCCGGCAGGAACGGAAAAGGGCAAAAGCGCTATGAGCATGGAGATAGCCCTTCGCAAGCGACTTCTAGACGACGCTACTGTTGCGGGATTGGTAGGAACGCGGGTCGATTGGACTATCCGCCCACAGATGAACGCACTGCCAGCCGTAACGCTGCAAGTTATTGCAGACCCAAGGCCGCAGACATTCAAGGGATTTGTTGGGCTTCGGGAAACGCGGGTGCAAATTGATTGTTGGGGAGAATCCCGAGACACCACAGTGATATTGCGCGAAGCGGTGATTGCTGCACTCGCGCCACCAGTAACAAAATTAGGCGTCAAATTTGGGCGCACATTCTTTCCCCTTGGCGGGATTGACCGTGGTGAAAATACAAACACGGGATTCGTCCACAGAGACGAAATTGAGACGATGGTTTGGCACAACGCCTGATCATTACAACGGTATGCCCAATTTAATCGGGTTTCTATAAAGGAAAAGTAAAATGGCAGGCGAAACGATCGGTTGGGGCGCTGAGTTCCAACTTTATAACGGAACAATTCTGACTGAATTGGTCGGGGTTTATGAATTGACAGTTCCAAACGAACAGTCGGACGATATTGAAATAACAAATTTCAAGTCTCCAGGCCGTCGCCGTGAATATATGCGCGGGCTAATTGAAACCGGCGAAGGCACAGTTACGATGAACTATGTCGCTGGTAGCGCCACCGACATCTTGATCCGGGCTGCTCACATCGCTGGTGATACACGGGCTTACAAAATCGTTATTCCAGATGACGATGGCGCGGCTGCTTGGGAAATTGACGGTTCTTGCTACGTCAAGGGCTATGAGCGCGGCATCCCTGTTGATGACCGCTTGACAGCCACCATGACCGTTAAATTTACCGGCGCGACCACGGAAGCCGCACCAGCATGAGCGGCGCTGTGATGAAGCAGATCGATATTGACGGCAGCACTTACACGCTTGTCGCCAAATTCGGCACTGCGCGGCTTGCAGAAAAGGAAATCGGGACATCGATACCCAAGATGATGCAGGATGTTGGGAGCATTGGCTTTGATGCAATATCGTGTCTTTTTTGGGCTTTCCTGCAACCAAAGCACCGTATTAGCCGCGATGGTTCTGACGATCTGGTTGACCGTGCCGGGGTTAATCAAGTGACTGAATGGGTCGGATCATGTCTGGCTGATTATTTCGGGGCCGGGGAGAGTGATGCCGAGCAGAAGGTTCCTGATGAGGGAAAAAAGCCAAAGGGCCGCAAGGCTGGCTAGACCTTCTCGAATCGTGGTGTTCGTGGGGTCTGTCTCCCAGCGAGTTTTGGGAGCAGACCTACCCCACTTACAACGCGATTGTGACAGGTAGGCAGAAGAGCGACATAGCAGCTCTTGAAGCGGTAATTACAGGCCACTGGTTTGCCGAGTATATGGCGCGCCAGAAAACCCTTAAATCGCCATCGCATTATATCGCGATGACAAGGCCAAAGAAGCATCAAACAGGCCAAGATGTATTGGCAATATTTAAGGGCTTTGAAGCGTCCGGGGTTCCGATGAACATCAAGAAATTGAGGTAAATATGGCAGATGTAGTCGGCTCGATTCTGGTATCGATGGGTCTTGAAAGCGCGCAATTTAAGTCGGGCCTATCGGCTGTCGAAAAGCAGCTAAAGTCTGCTGAGCGCAATTTTCAAAAAATAGGTAAATCCATGCAGAACATGGGCAAGAACCTTTCGATTGGATTGACCGCTCCGCTTGTCGCGTTCGGGGTCACTGCGACAAAAGCGGCTGCTGAAAGCCGTGATGCAATGGCGCAGGTCAATGCGTCCCTTGAAAGCATGGGTCCGGTTGCGGGAAAGACCAGTGACCAATTGCAGAAACTCGGCAAAGACCTGCAATATATGTCAACGTTCGACGACGACGAAATATTGCGCGATGTCACCGCCAATATGCTGACGTTCGGCAACGTGGCGGGCGATGCTTTTGATCGTGGCCAGCGCGCCGCTGTTGATATGGCCACTAAACTAAAGATGGACTTGAAAAGCGCGGCAATTTTGGTTGGCAAGGCGCTGAATGATCCTGTCAAAGGTGTGACCGCGCTTGGCCGATCGGGCGTCCAATTGACCGAACAGCAGAAAAAGATGGTGAAGCAGTTTGTTGAAACTGGACAGGCTGCGAAGGCTCAAGATTTAATCCTTGGTGAACTTGAAAAGCAATTTAAGGGCGCGGGTCAAGCGGCGCGGGATGCGGTCCCCGGCAGCGATGCAATAAACAAATGGAATGATCTGCAAGAGGTTATCGGCGAACAACTCTTGGTCGCGTTTGAACGGATAGAGCCATATATCAATCGGGTTCTGGACGCATTTACGAACCTATCCCCAGAAACCCAAAAATTGATAACTATCGGCCTCGCATTGGCAGCGGCGCTTGGGCCTGTCCTGTTTATCATGGGCGGATTGGTCAAGTTGGCCGCGCCGATGCTGGCTTTCATCAAGGTCACTTATGCACTAGGCGCTGCAACCGGCGTTGCAGGCGGCGGGTTCGCTACTTTGGCGGCTGGCACGGGCGCTTTCATGGCCACGCTATTGCCTTTGCTAATTCCTATTGCCGCTCTCGTGGCGGCGGGCGCTTTGATCTATGCAAATTGGGACAAGATTGCGCCGGTTCTTTCTGAAATAGGCACGCGGTTTCAGGAAGCCATCGGTCCGAAAATCACCGCGCTGGTTGACAATGTTTCGTCCGCGCTGGATGCTTTATTTAGCGGGCCGCTAGGCGTTGATATTAGTGCAGCGGTTTCAATGTTTGGAGAATTTCAGGCCGCTTGGCTTTCCGCTCTTGGCGAGGGTCTTGTCCGTGTCATCGGCGCTGCCATTGATATAATCTCCGGCGCGTTTCAAATGATCGTCAATCTCGGCAATCTGGTTGTTGCGTTTTTCAAAGGTGATTGGGCGGGCGCATGGGAGGCCATGAAGGCCATCGGTGTGACCGCTGTTACCACACTGCTAAATGTCATTGAAAGCCTTGCGCCCGGTGCAATTAACGCCATGCGAAACATGGTCAACGGCATCAAGACTTGGGTCACTGATAAACTGAGCGCGATCTGGCAGGGCGCGCTGGATAAAATAGAGGCGGTCAAGAAGGGATTTTTCAGCCTCTACGACGCCGTTGTGGGCAATAGCTATATTCCCGACATGGTTGACGGGATCGGGAAGCATATAAGCCGATTGCAAGGCGTTATGGTCGATCCAGCCCTACGCTATACCAAGCTAACGAAAGACGCTTTCCAGCAGCTACAGCGTGACGTTGGCGGCATAATGGAAAGGCTCTTTCCTGAACAGGCGCGGGCAAACAGGTTTTTGGATGAACAGGCGAAGATTGATGTTGCTTTCAAGAAAGGCAAATTGAGCGCTGACCTTTATGCCGCTGCCATTGGCCGGTTAAAAGCTGAATTCATGGACGAGATGTGGGAAGGGCGCATTCCTGAAAACGTCGGACCTAAAGAAGTAATGACGCCAGAATTGCAAGTGCAGATTGAAAAAGACTTTGAGGCTATGACGAAGACGGCGAATGATAATGCTTTCGGCGTCGAGGCGGCAAATGTTCGGATTGTGGATAGCTTCAAAGATGCTGCTGACAAAACCATCGCGTCGATTCAAAATATGGTCAACGCGATCAAGGGCGGCTCTTTTCTAGACATTTTGGGAAGTGTGATCGGATTTGGATTGCAACTTGGTTCAATGGGTGCCTTCGGCAATAAAATCCAAGGAAATATTAACAAAACGCCTGGCTTTGCAATGGGAACAAGCTTTGCACCCGGCGGGAT